TGTCGAAGTGGATCGAGAACATCCGCGTCAACGCCGGTGGCCGCTTCCTGACCCGCCCGAACACCATCGCCACCGAGACGTTCATGGGTGGCGTCACCTCGATGATCGAGATTCGTGGCGCCGGGCCGATGTCCGACTCCATCCAGCCCGTGCAGGGCTTCTCGGTCGGGCAGGATGTGAAGGAGGCGCTGGCGCTGGAGAAGACGGCCTTCGAGGATGCGTCGGGCTGGAACGCCGTGTCCCGTGGGCAGGTGACCGGCGAGTCGGGCCGCGCCATCATCGCCAGCCGCGAGCAGCTGGAGCGGGTGTTCTCACCCGCCGTCAACGCGCTGGCGCAGGGCTACACCGATTGGTGCAAGATTGCGATGGCGGGCATGGCGTGGGGCTACGATGTCCCCCGTTCGCTGGGCGCGGTCGGCAAGGGTCGCCCGGACCTGGCCCGTGCCATCAGCACCACCGACTTTGACGGGCAGTCCGACGTCAAGGTCGAGCCGTCGACCATGATGCCGATGCCGATGGCCTTCCGGCTCTATCTGCTCGACAACTGGCTCCAGACGGGGGTGATTGATGCGAAGGAGTATCGGCGCCGGCAGATGTTCGCCATCGCCAAGGACATCTCCACGCCCGACGAGGACCAGGAAGCCCGTGCCAAGCGGGTCGCGGATGCGATCCGTATGGGCGGGGCGGTCCCCGAGATGCGCTGGCAGGATAACGAAGCGATTCATCAGGACGTCTTGGAGCGGGAGATTCTCCTCCAGGACGACTTGGATGCACAGATCATAGCCATCGCGCAGGAGCGGTGGACGAGCTTGGCCAATCAGGCCATGCAGAAGCAGGGAGGTGGAGCACCGCCGGCGCCGACGCCGGAGGGTGGCCTCCCGGCTGGCCCTGGCGCCGCCAGTGTGCCCTCTCTCCCGCCGGGTCAGCTGCCGCTGGCGTCCGGTAACCCCCCGATTGGCGTGGCCCCGATGCTGCAACAGCAGCTCGCCGGCGCGCCCGACGCGGAGGTCGCCGCACGGCAGGCGGACATCCTGTCCCGCCAATCCTAAGGAGTTCGGATGGACATCAGTACCGCGTTGTCGGAGGCCGCTGAGGCGGCGATGGCCAGTGTGGCTACCGCCCCCGCAGACGCCCCTCCCCCCGCACCCCCGGCCAAAGAGGCGCCTGCCGCTTCGGAGCCGGACGACACCCCGGAGACCCCTGAGGCAATTGCCCCAGACGAAGGGGACGAGACCATGGAGGAGGCGCCCGAGGTCGAGGGCGAGGACTCCGAGACCGACCCCGCGTTACCCGAAGGGTATGTCGCGGTCCCGGTGGTCGAGGACCAGCTGGCCACCGAGTTCGTCCTCCGCGACGCGGAAGGCGAGGTCGAGATTCCGGCGCTGATCGTCGAGTACAAGGCGAACGGCAAGGTCCGCAAGGACCGGCTGGACCAGGTGGTGAAGCTCGCGCAGTTCGGCGTCTATAACGAGGCCCGCGAGCAGCAGTACAAGCAGGTGGAACAGCAGGCCGACGCGTTGCAGGCCGAGCGGGAGGAGTACGCCCAGCTCTTGTCGGAGCGCGAAGCCCAGCTCGAACGCCTGCTCCAAGATGAGGACTTTTTCCTCTCCGTCCGCGACGCCTATCAGGCGGAGAACAGCCCAGAGAAGCGGGCGGAACGCGCGGAGCGAGAGGTGGAACGGGTCCGGGTCGAAGCGCAGATGACCCAGATCCAACAGCACGGACAGCAGTTCTATCAGGCGGAAGTGAAGCCAGCTCTGGACTTGATTGCCCAGACCCTGCCCTCAGTGACGCCAGAAGAGTTGGAAGAGCGGATGGCGTATGCCATGCAACTGCACGCCCAGGTGGGGCCCAATGGCCAGCCCTATCTCCCGGCGTCCCAGTTCGATTCGGCTCGGCAGTACATCGTGAATGACCTGGCAATCTGGGCGCAGATGACCCATGCCCGCCGCAGTGAGGTTGCTACCCCGCCCCAAGTGGTCGAGGCGCAACAGGCTGCGGTGAAAGCACAAGTCGAAGCGCAGAAAGCCAAGCGGGCGCTGGGCCAAGCCACCAAGCCCGTGGGTCGTGCCGCGACCCCTGAGAAGGGGAAACCCAAGGCTGGAAAACCCAAGACGCTGGATGACGCCCTCGATAGTGCGATGGACGAAATCCTGTCGTCAATCCGTTAACACACACAGAGAGTAAACCGCAATGCCTGCTCCTACCGTTATCACCGATGCGGAGCTGACTGGGCTTCTGAAGAACGTCTACTCGCAGTTCCGCGAGAAGGTGCAGAACCTCGTCACTCCGCTCCTCGCCCAGCTTGAGAAGGGTCGCGCTGGCGGCCCCCGCAACATGCGCTGGGGTGGCAACAACGTGTTCTTCGACGTCGTGACCGGCCGCCCGGCTGGCGCCACGTTCTCCTCCGCTGGCTACTTCCCGCCCGACACCACGGCGCAGGAAGTCCAGGCGAACGTCGGCGTGGTGCGTGCGTACACGACCCGCCAGATCGACGGCCTCGCCTTCGTTGGCACGCAGTCCAAGGATGCCGCTTTCACCACCATCGCCAAGAAGACGATGGAGGAAATCAAGGAGGCGTCCACCCTGCTCATGCAGCAGGCGCTCCACAATAAGGCGGATGGCGTCGTGGCCCTCATCGGGACCGCGTCCTCGACCACCAGCATCATCGTCTCCTCGCCCTACGGCGTGAGCGGCGCGGGGCAGGGGTCGCTCCTCCTCTCGGTCGGCGACTTCATCGCCGTCCTCGACACTTCCAGCTCCGATGCGGTCCTTGGCCGCTCGGCCATCACGGCCATCTCGAACAGCGGCGACAACGCGACGCTGACCCTCGGGACCGCGATCAGCGGCATGGCGGCGACGGACAAGATTGTCAAGGCGACTGCCTCGGACACCTCGTTCAACGGCGCGATGAACGGCCTCATCAACATCACCAACCGTGGTGGGTCCTACGCCTCGCTCCACAACATCTCGGCGTCGACCTACGGGATTTGGGATGCGACCCGCATGGTCGCCGGCACCGACACCCCGGATGCGAACCAGCCGACTGAGTCGGACATCTGGGATCTCATCCAGAAGATCGCGGGGCGCTCGGGCAAGGACGCGATGGTGCGTCCGAAGGACTTCCTGCTCATGACGACCCCGGGCCTCGCCAAGAAGCTCATGGAGTCGATGGTCGGGCAGCGCCGGTTCACCGCCAGCGAGTTCAGCACCACCATCAAGGGCGGCTACAAGGCGCTTGAGGTGTGCGGTGTCCCGATGGTGCAGGACTACTATGTCCCGGCTGGGACGATCTACCTCCTCCATCTCCCCTCGCTCGCGTGGGTGGATGCGAAGGATTGGGGCTTCGTCGAGTTCGAGGGCGCTGGCCCGTGGCGTTGGCTCTCGGGGCGTGATGCCTTCGAGACGACCTACGGCTGGTACGGGAACCTCGCCTGCCTTGCGCGTAACGCGCATGGCTCGATCACGGGGTACACCGACACGGCGCGCTACACGCACGTCGCGTAATCGGGTTCGGGGGGCGTCACATAGGGTGGCGCTCCCCATCCCCTTGCCCTTTCGGAGAATCTTATGGCGTTTGTCTTTCCGTTCTTTGGCCCCAAGGCGAACCGCTCCGGCGTCATGCCGGTCGCGCTCGTCGGGCGCCTGGACGGCACCGTGGGGAACAGCGGGGATACGACCTTCTCGTTTGGCGGGTATCCGCAGAAGGGGTATCTCTCGAAGTTCATCGTCAGCCAGGAAGTGCTGATGACCTCGGGCGGTGCCGTCACGGCCGTCGTTCAGAAGTACGATGCCTCGGCCAACGCGGCCGTGGTGTTGACCGATGCGGTCGACCTCCTCACCGCCACGCAGGTGGCGCGCGAGGGGTACGCCATCGAGTTGCTGTCTACGCTGTCGCAGGCGCAGCGGACGCTCGATGTCGGCGACACGTTGGAAGTGAAGGTGACCGCCGCCAGCACGGTGACCGGCCAGCCGACGGACTTCTTCGTGACCGCCGAGCTGTTGGTCGCGGAGTAAGTGGTGCCGGTACTGCTCAACAGTGCCGGCCAGCCCGAGCCGCCCACGCACATTGTGGCGCGGCTCCGGGCGCTCCACGCCGGATTGCATCTCAAGTACATGGACTACACCGCCCAGCATTGGGCCGTGTGCATGACGTGGGATACGAACGATCGCCGGTGGGAGCGGGTGCAGACGGGGCAAACCGACCCCGCCAGCGCCTATGACATCATCGGGTATCTGCCCTTGGCGTGTCGGATGGACGAGGCGCCGGCGTATCTGGAGCGGATGCTCCGGCAGTATCCCAAGGACGAGGTCCGCAACATGGCGGATCATGTCCACGAGTATAACGCCACTGCCCCCGTCGACGCCGCCATTGAGGAGGCGCTGACCGAGGCGCTGGAGTCCCCCGTCCTGCCCAAGAAGCGGGGCCGGCCCAAGAAACTTAGCTAACCGAGGCGTGCATGGCAGTCAGTCGCGCAGAGCTGGTGACATTGACGCGCGAGGCGATGGACGCGGTCGGCTCCGACCGCTGGTCTGATAGCCTCATCAAGAGCGTGCTGAACGTCGTGTATGACGATGAGTGGTCGAACCTGTTGAACGCCTCCCAGTACTACACCTACGGGATGCGGACGGTGACCACGGACGCGAACGGCGTCGTCGCCTTCACCTCGCTCAATAACGGCGCGGGCGACAGCCAGCAGAACTTCTACCGCATCCTGTCCGTCTCGGACGGGAACGTGCTGTACGGCCAGACCCGGTTCCAGGACGTCCCGCTGGCGACCACCACGAACTATCTGCCGACCTACCCCCGCCTCTACTACATCGTGGGCGAGCAGGTGCAGATTCTTCCGGTGGCGAGCGGGACGACGCTGTATGTCGCGGTCAACTACAAGCCGACCGCGCTTTCCGACCTCGGCTCCGACGCCTCGACCATCAATTTCCCGCTGGGCGGGGAGTGGATCATCGCCAATGAGGCGGGGGCCAGACTGCTCAATAAGGGCGGGGCCGAGTCCGTCGCGGCGCAGGTCCTGAAGCGGGAAGCCGCCGAGTTGCGGGCGGGGATGCTGGATGACATCCGGCGCCGCACCATCAACCCGACGATGCTCGCCTATCCCGACCAGAAGTACGACTGGGCGGGCGGCTGATGGCGCGCGAGAAGCTGGTCGACCAACAGCCCGCCATGGTGGGGGGGCTGAACGACGTCTCCGACGACTCCGCGCTCCAGCCGGATCAGCTCCGGCGGGCCACGAACCTCCGCCTGACGGACTACGGGGCGGCCACCAAGCGGGGCGGCACCCAGCGCACCTCCACCAACGCGCTGGCGGCGGCCGCCGTGCTGAACGGCTTCACCTTCCAGCAGGACGGCGGGACGAACCAAATCCTAGCGGTCTGCAATGGGGTGCTGCGGACGACGACCTACGGCACCTTCCCGTGGACCTTTGCGACCCAGTCGGGGGCGCTCTCGACCACCGTCGCGCCCGACTTCGCCCAGTTCCGGGACACGGGCGGGAACGACGTGGTCTACATCGCCGACGGCGGCCTCTTGAACAAGTGGTCCGGCTCGGCACTGACGGTCGACATCGCCAACACGGTCGCGGTCGACACGCTCCAGGTCCACAACGAGCGGCTCTGGGCGTGCGGGAACAGCAGCTTCCCGGACAGCATCTTCTACTCGGCGCTGAATGACGGGGACACGCTGGGCTATGGCGCGGGGGGTGGCGGGCAGATCATCGTCCGCACCTTCGGCGACGAGAAGATTGTCGGGCTGGCCTCCATCAACACCTCGCTCTTGATCTTCCACCGGCGCGGGATTTCGCGCCTGACGGGGTTCGGGCAGGACGACATCACGGCCCAGCCGGCCGGCGTCACGGCTGACGTCGGCACCATCGCGGCCAAGAGCATCGTGGCGTCGAACAACATCGGCTTCTTCATCTCGGAGCGCGGGCTGTACCGCTGCAACGAGAGTGAGGTGGCGGCGGTCGGGACGCCCATCAAGCCGGACCCCATCCTGCCCATCATCCGGCAGCTCTCCTCGTCGGAGTTCGACAAGATCCGGTGCCTCATCAACCGCGCCACCAAGGAGCTGTGGATTTCGATTCCGGGCTACGGGTGCTACCAGTACCACACGGTGCTGGACTCGTGGTCGGGGCCGTGGGACGGGGGGTTCATCGACCCCGACACGACCTGCCTGTTCGAGACCATCAACAGCTCGGGGTTGCCCGTCGTCTTGAAGGGCGATGCCTCGGGGTGGGTCACCCTCTGTGACGCGCCGGGGGTCTTCCGCGATAACGTCGCGGCGGCTGGCACCGGTGGGTCGCGCTACTCCCTGACCGCGCAGCTCCACCGCCTCTACTGCGGGGACGACGCGCTGTCGAAGGCGTTCCGCTGGGGCTACCTCACCGCCCAGCTCAAGGGATCGGACCAGTGCCGCGTCGAGTGGAACTCGGGCGAATCCTTCGGGTCCTTCTCGCTCCCGCCGTCCACGGACGAGACGTGGGGCGCGGTCGGGACGTACTGGGGGGAGGGGACGTGGGGCGGCACCGGCTCGCGCAGCTACCGGATTCCGATGGGCGGAACCGGATACTATGTGGACATCAGCATCATCGACTCGGGAGAAGCCCTTCCGGTCTTCAGTCGCTTTCAGCTCGAAACCTTTGCCTTGGGGCGTCGTTAAATGGCAGAAACCGTCGGTCAACATTCCGTTGCCGCCTTCACCTCGCCGGTCAACGGCACCACGCCGATTGACGCGAACACGGTGCGCGGCAACGATAACACGGTGCGGTCGGCCTACGTCGACCACGATGCCGATCCGGGCATCCACGTCCAGTCGTCCAGCTTGGCCTCCCGCCCGGTCGCCGGGACCGTGGGGCGCAAGTGGATCACGGTCAGTTCGGGCCGCTACCAGCTCTGGTACGACGACGGCTCGCGCTGGCATGAGGTCGCCTCGGACGCCATCAACGTCGATTGCTTGGCCGACGCGAACCTGACTAAGGGGGACGTGGTCAAGGTCACTGGGTTTAACAACGGCCAGAACCTGCCGACGGTGAACAAGGTGTCGGCCTCGACCGACGTGGCGTTCGGCGTGGTCGAGAACACGGTCACCTCGGGCAACTTGGTCCAGATCGTCAACACGGGCATCATCGAGGATGTGGCGACCAACACCTTCTCCATCGGGGACATCCTCTACCCGAACACCTCAGGCGGGTTCACGGCGACCAAGCCGACCTCGGGGAGCTACCAGCCCTGCGCCTATGTTCTTCGGTCCAACGCCAATAACGGCGTCCTCTACGTCGAGTTCTCGGCGCCTCGGATCGTGGAGCGGTCGGACAACACCGCCAGCACCATCGTCCTCCGCGACGCCTCGGGCAACTTCAGCGCCGGGACCATCACCGCTGGAGCGCTGACCTCGACGGGCTTGGTCACCTTCGCCAGCCTCAAGGGGACGGGCGCGACCACGGTGACCAATATCCTCGACGAGGATAATATGGCCTCCGACTCGGCGACCGCCCTCGCCACCCAGCAGTCCATCAAGGCGTATGTGGATGCACAGGTCGCCACGGTGGACACGCTGGCCGAGGTGCTGGCGAATGGTAACACGACGGGTGCCAATAACATCATCGTGACCAATGGTCAAAAGATTACGACCAACACGATTGACGAGACGACGGCGGCGGCGGGTGTGACCATCGACTCC